ATCATACATTTGACCGTCTACACTGGCTTCGAACATTTTGCCAATTACACCAAGTTCTTCTTCACTTGGTTGCTTTGGAAGATAATCATTGAGATTAAACAAGCCATGTGTATCAATAGCCGCTCTCTCATTGCTATCCAAACTGCGTTCTCTTCGTGCCCAGCTAGATGTTGAATAGTCTGCATACTGACCTTTAGTTGTCTTAGTAAGACGGAAGTCAGTACCTTGCTCGATATCCGTTGGAAGTTCAACGAAATCACTATCCATCAAAGCACCTTTAATAATATTAAAAATACTAGGATTGATAATAAACCTACGAATTGGATTATCAGGTGTAGTATCTTCTTGCAGACTGCTTTCTACTACATAACCTTGGAAAACATAACTACGTTTTTTCCAATACTTACGACCCATATCTTCTAGTGCAGGATCTTTAAACCAAGGACGTACCTCAGCTAGTACAGGACATGATCCTGTCGGTCCCCACATTTCGTTACATGGAACGTTTACAGTAACCTTACGGCTGTCTGCTTGCCCTTTAATGCCAGCAAACTCCAAACGAATCATTTGACGCTCACGCCAAAAGTAAGTGTTGCTTGAATCACCATCTGGTAAAAAGCGTAATACACTTGTTGAATTTTCTGGGATATTCCAAAAAGGGAAGATAGCGTTATCGCCACCTGAACTTGATGAACCACTTGGTCCACGATTTTCTTGCTCTTGCAATTTTGCACGAATTTCTGCCAATGTTGCCATAGTATTTCTCCTAAATTTTGCCTATGTGTTTTTGCCTAAGTTTGCCTCGTGACAACTTAATATTGTCACTAGTATATGTGTTAAAACTTAACTTGTCAACTGAAAAGTTTATCAAAATCGTAATTAGATAATTTGCTCTCCATTGTTTGCTCAATTGTTTCAGTTTCAACGTGTGTACCTTCGCTTGCAGTTGCAGTTAACTTAGGCATCAATTTATTGATTAAATCAACTGCCTGCTTTAACATAGCACGTTCCTGTGGTTTGTCAACACTTAACTTGCCTACAACACTGTCATCTGACAGACGTTGTAAAAGTACACTTAGTTCATCCTGTTTCTTCGAACTTGCTACACTTAATCCAAGATATGACAACACACTTTGAATTTTGCTTTCTGTTGGCATATTTGAATAACTAGCCATGTTCATTGGATTCTCAGGATCGCTTTTTACATTAATGCCTTTGCGTAATTCAACACTATCCATTTTATCAATAGTGTCTGCTAGGCTCTTTAATGTATCATTAACAAGGTCATGTGCCTCTTGTAGAGATTTCATTTCCTTGACTAATGCATTCACATACGGTAACGCTTCATCTAAACTTTCATCAAATGTGCGTACTGTAAATTGGTTACGAAGTTTGGTTCTGTCTGTTTCATTAATTTTAACTTCTTTACTTTCAAACTTCTCTTTTGTTTCATTATAGCATTTACAACCTTTCAGTTTGTTGATACCTTCTCTTAAACTGTTGATTCTGTTGCTTACTGCTTCTACAATATCAGTTGTATCTTCGTTTACCAAGCCATTACGAAGACTATATTTTTTAAACTCTTTTAATTTTTTAAGTTCGATGCACTGTTCACTAATGTATCTACCAAATTCATCATATGGATTACCACCTTCTTTAACATGTCTAAGCATTGCTCTTCCGCCTGCTAGATTGTTGGTTTCCATTTTGTAACGTTCACCGTCTGCACTTTCAATGTAGATAGCACTGATATTTCTGCTTCTACTGCCACGTGACTCTTCGTTAACTGGTTTTGTGTGTTTAATAATTAGTTTAGCATTTTCTAACTGCTGGTAACTGCTCTTGCTACTACCATAAGCAGGACTAATGCCCTCATTAACATCTTGTTTCATATCTCTCACCTTTTGTGCTTGGTAATCTTGGTCTTTTGGTGTTATTTCCTTTGTAAAACTTTTTAGCGTATATTCAATAACATTTTGATTTGCAAGATTTTTTAACAAACCTAATGTGTCTTTGAACTTACTTATATCAGTATTTTGATTTACACTTACACGAATTTCTCTTTTTGCATCTGTTTCGTCTAGGTTAACCATACTGCCTAATTCAGGAATATAAAAACGTCTAGCGGCTTGTGGATCAACTGTATTTTCACCTTCGTCGGTAAAAATCTTTAGTTTATACCCATTACCTTTTAATATTTTAAAAATATCATTTGCTATAGTTTCGCCACTAATCATACTAAAGTCCTTTAATGTATTTATGTTAAAAACACAAATGGCATGGGTTCAACTGAGTCCTCATCACTGAACGTATCTCTTAATTCATCGTATGCATTTTCATCATATTGTGCTACCTGTTGTACAATTCTTACCACTAATAAAGTAGCCATTACAAGATCATCTTTTTCACCATCTTTAGCCGCATATCCACTGCCTCTTGCTATAAATGTTTTTATCTCTTGTAATAATGCATGACTATATACACTCATTTTATCTGTTTCTAACCAGTTTTTAAACTTGCTACATGCCGCAAGTTTACTTTTGTTTGTTGTTGTGAAGCCTTTTCTATAAGCTCTATTTGCCGCTCTTGGTTGACTTACAAATGTACCAGGAATATTATCTTCTCCCATTTCTTGTATTACTACCAATGCCGCTTCTCCAAGAGTATTATTTTCTACACTCCAATATATTTCGCTATCAGGTGATTCTTCTTGTATAGACTGTGCCAAACCTTTCATTATTCTTATTTGGTCTGTCACTGGTGTTTTATTATGCATCCATTCAGCAACCTGTTTCATACCCGGAAGTTCATATACTTGTATAGCACTGTTATCGCCTCCTGTGCCTAAACTAGGATCTAATCCTATAATATATGTTTTACCTTTTACAATAGGTTTGTACCAACGTATTTGTCCTGTACGCTTGTAAGGATCTTTGCTTTCCATAGATACAAGTTTTAATTGATTGATCAAAGTTTCATCAGCAGTAATAAACTCACAACCGTGTTCACGTCTAAAACGTTCTTCACCAATTTTTGCCGCTTCTTCTTTTGCCCATTCATCATTTCTGTCTGGGTGTTCTCTCCAATCTACTTTAATACTTTTGAATCCATTAATGCCTACTTCTTGTTCATTTCCCCACTCGTCCATGGTCTTTTCTGCTTGCTTCCATATTTGTGCAAACTGATCATTGTCTTGGTTAGGCGTACTTGTAATCATACATTTACCACCTGTTGACAGTGTAGGACTTAATGATGTCCAAAACTCACTAGCTATTCTTGGAGGCACAAACGCAAACTCGTCTAGGTATACCAATGTAAGTGAAAGACCACGTCCTGTATTTTCTGTTGTTGCTTGTGCAACAATACGACTACCATTGTCAAATTCTAAACTGCCTTTGTTGTATGCAGTGACACCTGCACGAATAAAATTAGGAAGTGTTTCATATGCAAATCTAATGCGTTGCATAATCTCCTGAGCACCTGAATATTTGTGTGCCGCAATTAGTATTGTACTGTCTGGATTAAACATTGCATACCACAACAAATAACCAGCCGCACAAGTTGATTTACCTGTTTGTCTTGGCAACATTGCAATGCTAAATCTATTGTTATGATAAACGTCTACTAGTCTTTCCTGATAATCAAACAAGTCAAACTTCATACGACCTTTTGTAGGATGTTGAATATAACAATGTTCTAACAGAAAGTGTTTGGGATCTTGTGTACACTTTACAAGTTCCTCTAGTTCTGCTTTGGTAAATTTTTCCCTTTGATAAGGCTTTTTGATTAAATTAGTATCAACACTCATAGTAATACTTATCGCATAAAAAAAGAGGCTATGTTTCCATAGCCCCTAGTTTAAATGCCTGCTAATTTTTTTAGGTGTTGTAAATCTTTTGATTCACCGACTTCTGATAGGAAGCCTCTTAGATTTGCTTCTGGACAACTCTTCAGTAATTCTTCGATTGCTGTTTGGTCACCCATTTCTATATCTCTCATAATTTGATCAACTACTTGATCAATCAATGCTTGGTCAACTGCTTCGTTAACTGATTCCATTGGTACAATTCTACCAGACCTATCTAGCACTTGGTATAATGCTTGAACGTGCTTACGCATAGTTGTAAGTTGATCTGTTAAATCACCAACACCACTTGAATCCATATCACTATCAAGAGCATCTAATTCATCAATTTCCGTGTTTAATTGTTCAAGTGCTTGGAAAATATCGTTAAGTGTATTGTGTTTTTCCATATCAACACTGTCTTCTTTTAGATAATCT